CAAGGTGTTCGTTCACAAACTCAATACAAACAAGAATACTTAGGTACTCTATACACTGCTGATACATTGTACGGTGTTAAAGAGCTACGTGACAACGCTTGCTTTGCATTAGCTGTTCCAGCCTAAGTAATTAGGTTTAAACCTCTTACCCATACGACTCGGGTAGGGGGTTTTTGCATAATTATTTAACCACGGAGAATATCAAATGGCACAATTCAAATGTTTAGTTTCAGGTAATATTGTTAGTTTTGAGCATGAGCATGATATTGTTGAGATGCACAAGCATCCTCAGTATGAATTTGTAGAACCAAAAACTCAAGCTAAAGCACCTGAAGGTTTAGTAAAAGAAAAACAAGTAGTAGTAAAATCATTCTCTAATAAGGAATAAATATGGCAATCTATCGTGGACCAGGGGGTAGTGGAGCTGCTACATCGGATACCACAAACACCTCTGCTATTGCTATTGATGCAGCATTAGCTGCTCAAGATAGTGCTAATGCTGCTGCTGCTAGTGCTGTTTCAGCATCTACGTCCGCTACTGATGCAGATACCTCAGAGGCTAATGCTGCCACTAGTGCAACCAATGCAGCTAGTTTTGCTAATAGTGCCTCGAGTTTTGCATTCACTGCTTCTACATCTGCTACAGCTACCACAACTAAAGCTAGTGAAGCTGCTACTTCAGCAACTAATGCGGCATCGTCTGCTTCAAGTGCTTCAACATCTGCTACAAACGCAGCCAATTCAGCTACACTAGCGGCAAGTTACACACCAAGTCAAACAGGTAACTCAGGTAAATTCCTTACCACTAATGGTACGGCTACCTCTTGGGGTACGGTGGATGCTCTACCCTCACAGACAGGAAATAGTGGTAAGTATTTAACAACGAATGGTACGACTTCCTCTTGGGGAGCAGTTGACGAATCTATTATAATAAGTTTTAATTTTGTAGGGTTAGCTAAAACAACAGGTACACCTTCTAGGTGGTATCCTGAAAGGTCAGTAGAAGTATTAGAGTGGTATGCTATGGCTACTGAGGTGCCTACGATTGTACCTTTGGTTATGAGTTTGAAGAAGAATGGAACCGAGGTCGACACTCTAACAATCCTAGCTGATGAACACAAGTCTGGTTTAGAAGTGCCCGTATCGTTAACTTTATTACCTACGGATTATTTGACAGTAGAAAACACAAATACCACTACGGCTTCAAATGTAACAGTATTTGTAACATATAAAAGGATATAAAATGTCAGTTAGCATAGTAAGTATAGGAACAAACACAAAGCAGATTGTGATTCGAGATGAAGTAGATTCAGCAGCAACAATCGCAGCCTTTAATACCCAGATGACAACTCTTGGGTGGACACTATATGATACTATAGCGGAGACAGAGTTTTGTCCTGTCGTAACTAAAGTATATCGTGTTATTAATAAGGATGCTGTAACTTACAAATACTTCATAGTAGTCTTTGACACAATTCGTTGGGAAATTAGAACACATTCTTGTGAAGATTGGAATACAACTACCCACGCACCAGTTAATCGTACATGGGATAATGTTGGATGCTTTCCACAGCATTATGATTTAGTTGCATCTGAAATTGTTGTTAATGCAACAAACCAACATGCAGTTCTATGGACTTTCTATGAAAACAAAGCTGATATGTGGTCAGGAGTTTTTGAGTTTAATCGACTAGACTCTGCGACTACTACACCATGTTTTGCGTGGACAAATAGTGAACTTCTTGGACAAGATAATTATCACGATGCAGAGTTTATATTCCCTCGAACAGTACTAGGTGGTGTCGGTGCTGCTACAGGAAATGTGTACCAACCTCTTATATCCCGTGGGGCTAAACCGCAGGGGTTAGGTTCTTGTATGCTTACTTCATACCTATGGCAGCCTCTTAAAACTCCTGTATCTAGTATAAGTGCGGACGGCATTACTAGTTTTATGCCCTTTGGTGAAATGTTGGGATGTGGTGTTACTGGAAATTTAGGGGAAGCACTTGATACTACAAGGGTTAATGCTGACACTGTACTTAACACTCCTTTAGAAACAGGTACACCTTTAGATTACTTTATGTTACCTCTTAATGGCGGATCAGTAACTAGCCAATCGGCATCACACGCTACAACCGTCACAAATTCAGCAACTAATATTGCAACAGCAGCTCATATTGTAGTAGGTCAGAAGGTGTTCATAGCGAACTCTGCGGGGGTACAACGCCCTTCTGCGTCGGGTCTCTCTGAGCCATTAGTTACTTTATATGCCGATACAGGTGGCGTTTATGACATGGTGTTTGATGGTAAAAATACAATATATGCACCTACCACAACAGGGGTTATCGCTATTAATGTTACTACAAGTGCTATAACATCGCTTACATTGACAGATGGTGGTAAATATATCGCAATAGATAATAAGAGAATTTATGTAACAAGTAGGACTGCTAGTCTTACACCGAAAATTCATGTTATTGATAGGGCAACATTCACATTAACAGCTACAAACACTTCTACAGCTACTCCTGCTACTACTACCTATAATCGACCTGAAGTGGATTACAAAGGGTTTTGTTACTGTGCAGTAAAACATCCGTCTGTTGCTTATAATGCAGCTTATAAGATGATTAAGGTTGACTATTTAGGTGCTACAACGATTTCGGCTGGTATATACAGTACTAACACTGTCACAAATCCAAGCATCAGATACCTTAATTGGTATTATGATTATGGGTCTGACACTCTATATGCTTTGACTACTTATTCTCTTAATAGCTTTATTAGCAAATTGAATTCAGACACATTAGTCATAGTAGGAACTGCTACTAGTATATCTAACAATATTAGTGGTATAGACACTTATGGTTTAACAACCAGCTCAAATCAAACTCCGTGTATTACCCCATTCAAGGGCTTCGCTTATGTGTGGGTTGAGAATTTTTCTATTTCACCGGTGCCAACATACTATGCTATATCCCTTCAAAGTGTACCTAGTGGTACTATTAGTAGTAGTATCTCAATCTCATCCAACGTTAGATTATATAATAAATCCAGCATAAAAGGTTCAATGGTGTATACCATGGTACTTTCCTCCGGTGCTCGTACTGGTAAAATTAGTAATTTACATCCTGTAGCAATGAATAGATTAGCAGCTGTAAGTGGTAGATTATTGGTAAAGGCATAACTTATGCTAATAGAAGCATCTTATGTAGTTCCTAAAGCAACTTCTAAAAATTCATTTTCATTAGGGGTATGGGGTGGTATCTTTGTTATTGGTAGTTCTGGCTCTATTCTATCAAGTCACTATGTTTCGTTGGAATATGTAGTTCCTCAAGTAACTTCTTCGTCTAGCACATCAGGCACATCAAGCAATTATCAATTTTGGAGTTAAAAATGAATTTATATAAACAAATGCAATCACAATATATATATGGACCTCTGAATAAAGATGAAATTAGTTTATTTGAAGGAGCTATTCAGTTAATACCTGTAAATGAAGACTACTTTGTAGGTACTAACTATGAAAATAAAGCTCTATCTAAAAAACTAATTCCAGAACCTGTTGTAGAACCTGAACCAACACCTGAACCAGTTACAAATACAATAGTTTAAGAGAAAAATATGGCTGAACAAATAGACCCAGTAGAATACGGTAAACTCATCTCTAAGGTAGAATCCCTTGAAAAGAAGATAGACAAGATGGAAACTGCCCTTGAAGAACTACTTGCCTTAGCCAATAAAGGTCGTGGTGGCTTTTGGGCTGGTATGATGATTGCATCTCTAGTTGGGGCTGTTATCTCTTATATCTCTAGGGTAATGATAGGTCACTAGATGCAACTGACACCTCACTTCTCTCTTGCTGAACTTACAGTTACTAATCAAAAGATAGATAATACTCCATCTAAAGAAGTAATAGAAGTCTTACGCACAACTGCTTTCTATATGGAGAAAGTAAGAGAGATACTAGGCAATGTAGCAATTACTATCAATAGTGGCTACCGTAGCCCTGATGTTAATCGTGTAGTAGGTGGCACTAGTAACTCGTCACACACTTATGGGTATGCTGTAGACTTCACAGCCTATGGTCATACTCCACTTACTATATCTAATATCTTAAGTAAAAGTAATCTTAAGTTTGACCAACTAATCTATGAAAAGACTTGGGTTCATATATCCTTTGATCCTCGTATGCGTGGGAATATTCTCACACTCAAGGGCAAAGGCAAATACGTAAAGGGGATTGTTTAATATGTGGTCTGTCTTATTTCCAGCTCTACTACCAGCTTTAACAGATGGTGTTCGTGGTATCTTTGCTAAGTTTACAAAAGGAGCAGGTGGTAATCCTGTCAATGTAGCTGAACGCATACAACTTATGCAAGCAGAGACAGCTCGTCTACAAGCACTAGCAGAGATAGATAAACCAGCAGGTGAACCTTCTATCTGGGTTACTAACTTAAGGTCTAGCTTTAGGTATATTGCAATTATCATTATTTGGTTAGCAACAGTAACTGCTGTGTTTACTCCTTCAGTTGCTGAACCTATTACTCTAATTCTATTAGATTTAAGTGGTGCTTGTATGAGCTTTGTTATCGGTGAACGTATGTACCTTACTTTAAGGAAATAACATGCCAATCAAAAAAGGACAAGAAACTTTTGCTGGGTATAATAAACCTAAACGTACTCCAGGTCATCCAACTAAATCTCACGCTGTTCTAGCAAAAGAAGGAGATAAAGAGAAACTAATTCGCTTTGGTCAACAAGGCGTTAGTGGTGCTGGATCTTCTCCTAGTACTCCTAGTGAAAAAGCTAGACAGAAGTCATTCAAAGCTCGTCACGCATCTAACATTGCTAAGGGTAAAATGTCTGCAGCATACTGGGCTGATAAAGTCAAGTGGTAATAAATGCCTTGACAAACTTAGTCTACTGTGGTATAATTGTATTATAATTAAAGGATTTTAAATTGACATACTTAGAATGTGTAAATAGAGTTTTAAGACGACTTCGTGAAAATGAGGTTACTACTGTCAATGAGACTCCATACTCCAAACTTATTGGAGATTTAGTTAATGTAGTGAAAGTAGAGATAGAGGATTCTTGGGATTGGTCTGCTCTTCGCACAACACTTACTGCTACTACAACTGCCTCTTTGTTTAACTATGTACTAGTTGGATCAGGTACTCGTCTTCGTGTTCTTGATATCATTAATGATACAGATAACTTTTTTATTGAACAACGTGGTACTCGTTGGTTTAATGAGCAGTTTCTAATTAATACAGAACAGCTAGGTTCTCCTTTATATTACAACTTTAATGGTGTAAATAGTAATGGTGATAGTCAAGTAGACCTCTTCCCTATTCCAGATGGTGTTTATAACATACGTTTAAATGTTATTCTACCTCAACCAGAACTTGTAGCTGACTCTACACAAATACAAATCCCAGCTCTACTTCTTGTAGAAGGTACAATAGCTCGTGCTATTAGTGAGCGTGGTGATGATGGTGGTTACATAGAACAAGAACAACGTTATCGTTCTATGGTTTCTGATCTAATTGCTGTTGAGTCTAGCCAACGTCTAGATGAGATGGTTTGGTATCCTCAATAATGGCAGGTCAACTAAAAGCTCTTAGCAATGCATCACTTGGCTTTCTTGGGTTAAACACTCAAGAGAGTGGTGTTACTTTGGAGAGTGGTTATGCCACAAAAGCTGTTAATTGTATCATAGATAAGTTTGGTCGTTTAGGTAGCCGTAGGGGTTGGACACCAGTTACTACTAATAGAGATGGTTTGGGTTCTACAACATACCTAGAATCTTTGTTTGAGTTTATAGATACAGACTTAACTCCTACTATTCTTTCTTGTGGTGGTGGTATGATGTATACAGGTTCTACTACTCTTACTCAATCTCCTGTTAAACAAGCAAACCAAACAACTAACCTTACTATTACTTTTTCAGGTAATAGATTTCAATTCTCACAACTAGCAGAAGGTGCTGGTTATGGTAATAGTATGTATGGGTTTGCTGCTCAATCAGGTACTCCACTCCTTGTCTATCGTAAGAAAAACCATAGTGATACTTTTATTTGGCAACGAGTAGGTGACTATGGTACTAAACCTTTAAAACCTGGAGGCGGACATCTAGATTTATTTGATCCTGACTGCACTCACACTGCATTTGGTCGACATTGGGTAGCAGGTGTTACAGGTGCTAAGACAACAATTTATTATAGCCAGTTATTAGATGGTGCTTTATTTTCAGGGACAGGCTCAGGTTTAATTGATATTGAGACTGTAGTTGGAAGTAGTGATGAGATTGTAGGTATATCCTCACACAATAATTATCTTATTATATTCTGCCGTAATAACATTGTAATATACGATTCACCTGATGACCCTACTAATATTACTCTTGCTGATGTAGTTACAGGTGTTGGATGTATTGCTCGGGACACCATACAACAAACAGGTACAGATTTAATATTCTTAAGTAATAGTGGTGTTCGTAGCTTTAATCGTGTTACGCAAGAGAAAAGTATGCCGATGCGTGATTTGTCTGCTAATGTTCGTGATGACTTAGTTCAGTACATTTCAGGTGAAGTATTAACAGAAGTTAAAAGTATTTATTTTGAAAGAGATGCGTTTTATCTATTAGTATTGCCTAATTTAAAACAAGCATTTTACTTTGACTTACGTCAGACATTAGAGAATGGTGCGGCTCGTGTAACAACATGGGAAAGCTTCTTACCTAAAGCTCTTTGTAAGACTAGAGATAGAAACTTATATCTAGGTATGGCAGGAGGTATTGGTAAGTATTATGGTTACTCTGATAATGGGGATTCCTATCGTTTAGAATACTATACTTCTAACATAGATGCTGGTGAACCTTTTAGTCTTAAGTTCTTAAAGAAAGCTAGTGTAATAGTAGTAGCTGCTGGTACTCAAGATATTATTTTTAAATATGGATTTGATTATAAGAATGTTTACTCAAGTAGAACATATTCTAAAGACTTTATTGGTGGGACAGCTGAGTATAATATTGCTGAATATAATATAGGTGAGTTTTCTGCAGGTAGTGCAATTCAAGAAATTACTATGCACCTAGGTGGATCAGGTAAGGTATTACAATTTGGTGTAGAAGCTCCAATTGATGGTGCTCCAGTTAGCTTACAACAACTAACAATCTATTTGAAAACAGGGAAGATGGTATAATGTCAAACTATGTAAAAGCAACAAACTTCTATACAAAGGATGCCTTACTTACAGGTAATCCTAGTAAGATAATTAAAGGTAGTGAAATTGATGCTGAGTATAATGCTATTGCAACTGCTGTAGCAAGTAAAGCAGATACTACTTCTCCTACATTTACAGGGACACCTTTAGCTCCAACTGCTGCTGCTAACACTAATACTACACAATTAGCCACAACTGCTTTTGTTGTAGCTGCTTTAGGTTTGGTATATCCAGTAGGAACAATCTATACTTCTACTGGTTCTTTAAATCCAGCTACTTCTCTTGGTTTTGGTACATGGGTAGCATTTGGTGCAGGTCGTGTTCTAATTGGTAATGGTGATGGTTTTACTGCTGGTGATGCTGGTGGTAGTGCTGATGCTGTTGTTGTTAGCCATACTCACACTGCAACAGTTACAGATGCAGGCCACACACATAACTATGTAAAATCAACTCTTGTGGGTGCTAGTGGACCAATAGAAAATGGTGGTGAGTGGACTGTTATACAACAAACAGCTGCTTCTGTTTCTGCTACAACTGGTATTTCAGTATCTAATAGTACTACTGGTGCATCAGGAACTAATGCAAACCTTCAACCTTATGTTGTAGTTTATATGTGGCAACGCACTGCTTAATTATCAAAAGGTAAAATAAAATGGGATTATTTAAAAAACTTAAGAAAGCAGTAGTAGGTGGAGTTAAAGGTTTTGCTACCACTGGTAGTTGGCAAGGAGCTGCTGCTGGTGCTGCTAAAGGGTTACTAAGTGGCGGTGGTGGAGGTGGCGGTGGAGGGGGTAGTGGTCAATCTCCTAATGTTCCTGGTTTTACTCCTTATAGTATAAAGTCAGGCTATGGTACATCTACTATAGATGAAGCTAATAAGACTGCTACTTATGAACTAACTCCTGAAATGAAAGCATTCAGAGATAAGTTCTATGCAGGTGCTACAGGTGCTATGCCTTCTGCTGATCAATTAGCCTATGCTACACAAGTATCAGATTATGGTAAAGGATTGTTTGATCAAGCTACCAATATGGACATTGGTGCAATGACTCAAGAGTACTTAGGTGGTCAATTAAGTTTATTAGAACCAGGTCGTGCTCAAGAATCTAGTCGTTTGAATGATCTTCAGTTTAGTCGTGGCACTTTAGGTCAAGGTGTAGGTATGGGTGGTGGTTATGTTAATCCACAACAATATGCTCAAGCTATGGCTCGTGAACAGCAGAATGCAGCTTTAGCTGTAGGAGCAGAAGATAGAGCTCGTGCTATCCAAGCAGATACTTTTACTCAAGCAGGTGCTTTGTATGGCTTAGGTCAATCATATGCTACACAACCTTATGAAACAGCTAATACTTTATTTGGTTATGGTAGTGCTGTTGAGAGTCTAGGTGCTAATACTATGACTGCTGGTATGAACTTTGGTAACATGGCTACTAGTGCTAATCAAAATGCAGGTCAAATTAATGCAGGTATTAATCAAACTAATTATCTAAACGCTCTTTATAAATCTAATGCTAATAAAAGTAATTGGGGTGACCTAATTAATGGTGCAAGTAAAGTGGATTGGGGTGGTTTATTTGGTGGTAGTAAAGGTTCTGATGATGGTCAGTGGTCAAGTAGTGGTTCTTATGATCCATTGGGGAGAAACTAATAATGGCACAAAATAATCAATTAATGCCTGGTGAGTGGGAACTACAAGATTTAGGTTCTTTTGCTAATCAGTACAAACAAGATAAAGAAGATACTTACCGTAAAGAAGCTATTGCTATGGGTAACATGGACCCTAGAGCAGCTGAAGGTTACTACCAAGGTAAGTTAGATCGTTCTATTACTAATGGTATTCTTTCTTTATTTGGTGGTCAAGCTGCTGATCCTGAGTTACGTAAAGCTAATGACTTAGATGCTATCTTTAAATCTCTTACTGAAGAAGATATTAAGAATCCTGCGGGTGCCCTAAATAAAGTAGCTGATGAATTATCTGCTAGAGGTCACACAAAAGAAGCTCTTACTTATAGAATGAAAGCTTCTGCTATAGCTGAAGATACTGCTACTAAAAGTACTAAATCTAGATTAGATTCCTTAAAAGTTAAATCTGATGCTGCTAAATATTTAGGTTCACAAGCTAATGGTATTCTTGAATCAATGGAAACAATAGGCAAGGATAATCCTAAGATTCAAGCAGAGTTCTGGGAGCAATATGCAAGAATAAATGAATCTGTTTTAGGTAAAGAAGAGGCTGATAAACTTCGTGCTTTACCTTCAACAGCTTGGAAAGCTAAATTACGTGGTGATAAGAATGCTTCAGAAACTGCAGCTACTTCTTCTATGGAAGACCGCCAAGCTCTTCAAATAGCGGCTACTCAAGATAATGCAATTCTTAAAGCAGCTGCTGTAGTGAAAGGAGCTAGTATTAGGGCTCTTGCTATTACAGAAAAATTAGATAAAGATCTTGAGTTTAAATACTTTAGAGAACGTAACCGTATGGGTATTGAAGGTCGTAAAGCTATTGAAGCTCGTGTTAAAGCAGGTGATGCTCAAATTGATACTTATAATAAAGAAATTGAAAACCTTAGTCAATCTTTAGATAATTTTAGGTCTAAGATTAACTTTGCTGGTGAAGATAAAGAAAAAGTTCAAGCTAATATTGCACAGTTAGAAGCTGATCTAGCTATTGTAAAAGCTAACAAGACTTCTGCAGAGAATCAAAACTCTACTTTTAGACAGAAGTTTAATGATGTTATTACTGCTAATACTCAAGCATATAATCCTACTCCAGGTGCTGTACCTAGTTTAGATCCTGCTAAAAAGTCTATAGCTCATGCTGAGTATGTAGCTAAATGGAATGCAGCAAAAGGTAATCCAACAGAACAAGCTCGTTTAACGGCTTTAGCAAGAAAACTAGGGGTAGCAAAATAAATATGGCAACTTCTTCTTCTGGAATTGATTGGGATGCACCAGTATCTGAACCTTCAGTTAATCCGTTAATATCTGAAGATTTTGCTGTACCTGAGTTTAAACAAGGTACCGAAGTATCTAGTGTTACTAATAGAGGAGAGGACTACTCAGCTATGGGTGCTCCTCCTGTGCCTAGTGAATCAGGTATTGATTGGGGTACTCCTGAAGGTTCTGGTATTGATTGGGGATCTCCTACTACTGCTCCTAAAGAGAATCAAAACTGGTTAGGTACTGGTCCTGAAATGACTACAAAAGAGTACTTTAAATCAGGTTTTGTTGGACGTTTTTTATCAAATGCTGAACACCTTGACGAACTTGATAAACAAGCTCAAGCTAAAGTTTTAGCTACCTATGGTAAAGGTATTAAAGAGAACACAAGTAAATATCGAGGTCTTGTTAAACAAGAATTAGACTCTTTAGTAAATCAAGAAAAAGTAAAAGCTCAGGAAGAAGCTAAGGCTAATCCTGAACCTTCTATAGGTGAAACTCTTACTGAGTTTGGTAAGGAAGCTGTAGCTAATCCTTGGAAAACAGCTAAATCAATGTTTTATGAATTGGGTAAAGATCCTGAGTTACTCTTTTTAGGTGGTGGTCCATCATCAATGCGTTCTGTAGGAGCATCAGGTAAAGCAGCAGCAGCTAAGGCTGTTGTTAAAACTGGTGTCAAAGGGGTTGCACTAGGAGCTGGACTTGAAACCTTAGCTAGTGCTGGAGATCCTGCTGGTTTAAATCTACAACGTATTGCTAATACTGGAGCTATGTTTGGTACTCTAGGTGTAGGTATTAAAGCTACAGGACTTGCTTATAAAGGGTTAACTGGAGTTAAAGATAGATCTGTTAAGACTACTAAAGAGTTTGAAGCTGAGTTAGATATAGCAGAACAAGAAGTTCGTAAGATGGAAGCAGAAGCTGAACCTAAAGTTAGAGAAGAAGTTAAAGTAGATGAACCTGCTCCAGCTGCAGAAGTTAGTACAGTAGAAGCAGCACCTATTGTAGAAGCTCCTAAACTTAAAGCTATAGACCAAGCGGTTAAAGATGTTGAAGCAGATCCTAATCTTCGAGATTTAGGTGATGTATTTAAAGAAGATACTCTTACAGAACAGACTCCTGTTAATGCAGTACATCGTATTCTTGCAGATGTAGCTTTAAATAAAAGAGCTGCTCGTCTTTGGAAAGAGTCTATTGAACGTATGATTCCTAATGAAAGTGTTAGGAAGCGTATTACTATGGCTATTGAGGGGTCTAAAGATAGAGATGCTCTTATGCCTGACGAAGTCAAACGTCAAACTCTTTATGGAGATACAGTAGAAGTAGCAGAAGCTAAACGAGCTAAAGGTAAATACCCTGAGATTGGTTTAACAGGTGTTCTTGATATATATAAACGAGCTCTTAATCACCTTAAAGGTGGAGCTGAGTTTGATGGCTTTGATACTTTTTGGACAGGTCGTGATGGTAAGAGTGGCTATGTAGCTAGAGAAACTAAGAAAGGTTTCCCTGCGTCTGAAGGTATAGAAGCTCAAACTAAATACCTTGAAGAACATACAGATAGGTTGCAGAAGAGTGTAGACTTTTTAGAAAATCTAGCTTCTGAAGAGAATGCTATAAAGGTATTACCTATAATTAAGGCAAGGTTTGCTGTTATAGGTAAGCAAGCTAAGATGGAAGGTGTCTTTGACTTCTTACGTGAGAACTATGTTACACACGTATTAGATTTCTCTAAAACTACTTTATCTAAGGCTAGTCAAAAATCCTTAAGAGATAGAATATCTGGAGATACTAAAAGTAGATTTACTAGAGACTTCTCTTTAGAGCGTATCTATGAAACTATACGAGATCTTGAGGCTGCTGTTTATGATGCAGGTAAAGAGATGGGTATAGATACTACAGGTGTTATAGTTCAGAGAGATATAGCAAGGATTGCTGAGGTATATCAGGAGTCTATGCTTGGTGCTGTACTTCAAAAACGTTTAACAAACTTTCTTGAAAAACAAGTAGTAAAGTTTAAAGATGGTACTTCATTAGGACTACTTACTAAAGACTATAAAGAAGGCTTTAGAAAAGATTATGTAAAGTTTACAAGTGAAGCTGCTGGTTTTCTAAAAGACTTTATGATTCATCCAGACCTAGTGGATGTTCTAAGTCATATTGTTAGACAAACTGATCCTGGACTTATTGTTAAAAGTATGGGTACAGTATCTATGCTTTCTAAAACTATTACTACAATGGCTTCGCTATTCCATGCTACTTCTCTAGGTGTAGCTAGAGGAACTGCTACTCCTTTTGGGATGCTTAAAGAGTTTAAGAGTGGATTTAGTGGTACAAAAGCTGCTCTTGAAACACTACGTCATGATGGTCTTAGTAAAGATGTTGAGAACTGGCAACGAGCTGGTCTTAAGATGGAGACTGAGGATGTTAAACAAGGCATAGTAGGAGATATAGCTAAGAGTACTGATGATCTTTTAAATAGATTTACTACTAAAAAAGATCTTAAGATTACTAGGATACTAGCAGATAAAGCTGAAGCTGATCTATTGCAGCCTTTGAATAAATTTACTTGGGACTTCATGCACTCAGCAGGTAAGTTTGCTACAGCTCAGTATCTGTTTGCTAAGATTAAAGCAAGAAATCCTCTTATGGAAGACCAAGTAATTAGAAGCGAAGTTTCTAACTTTATTAATAAATCTTTTGGTGGACTAGATTGGATTAAGATAGCTAGTGATGTTCAGAACCCAACTCTTCGTAAGTACGCTATGAAAGCAACTAGTCTTTCTGGAAGGGCTTGGATGCAGATTGTAGCCTTTGCTCCAGATTGGACAATCTCTACTTTATCTTCTTTTACTGGTGCTCTTCCTAAGCAACTCTTCTCTCCAAGTAGATGGGAGATTAAGAAGGGAGCTAAAGGTTTTATGAATCCTATTACTTCAGGTGATTTGTCTAGACGATATGTAGCTACTACTGCTTTGTATTGGGCAACTATACTTAATGGTATTAACCTAGCTACTTCAGGACACTATATGTGGGAGAATGAAGATCCTACTCGTATTGACTTAGGTGATGGTTCTACTATGCAAGCTGCTAAACACTCTATGGAAGGACCTCATTGGGCATTACATCCTATTAAAACTGGATTTAATAAACTTGGGTATTTTCCTAAGACTATTGCAGAGTTGGGATCTAACTATGTACAAGGACCTGGAGATGTTCTTAAAACAATCACTAAACCTTTTGTTCCATTCCAAGTAACAGCTGCTATAGATGCACCAACTGGACAAACAATTAAGTATGGAGCTGCAAGTTTCTTTGGTGTCCCTATGTATGGCTCTCCAGAAGCTCAGTTTAGAGAAGGAGAAGATATTGCAAAAGATAGGATTAAAAAACGAGAATCTTTAAATAAGAATAAATTAGAGAAAGCAGAGAGATTATCTATTCCAGATCGTAGAGAAGCTATAGGTAACTCTATACGTAAATTATTTCCAGAATTTCTTAGGAATTGACCTCTAGAATCGAGCTACAACGCATTTAAATTATAAGTTGATGTACTTGTATCAAAATATACTCTAAACTCGTTGTAGCCCCTTCTAGTAGTGTCTATGACGATTTGACCCTATTTATTCAACTTTCCATAATGTATTTACTGAATACTAACCTCAGTATACCCACATGAAGAACTACTACCCATTTTAAGTTATCACCTTTGACATCAAAATCATGATTGTCCATAATCTCAGCACCAAAGACTAAACCACCTATTGTTTCCCATGTAAATTCTATCATATCTCACATACTCCTGATACACACGCTAGTTGTTGAGCACCCTCAGTATTATCATCGAGTTCTATAAAATCACTCCAATCAATATCTGTTGGCATTTCACTTAGTAACTTATGATAAGTCTCTTCATCGATATCTTCGTAAGGAGCCTGTACATAAGTATGGTTTGAGTGTGGTAAGAAAGACACACCACTTACTTCATCAAAGTATTTCCAAACCCAAGCACCTACTTCTACCCACTCCTCATCTTTTACTGAGATAGTGACTGAGGGTTTGTGTTCACACCAGTGACGCTGATAGATTAACCATAACTCTAACTGTTCAATAGCTGACTTAGAGTTACGAGTAATAGCACCTACTGGAGCCTTCATCGGGAAACCAAAGACAGCAGTTGAATCAGGTCTAAATGCTTCATCTTCTACTGGAACACCTTTACTTTTTAGATACTCGTAGATCGGATCCTTTTTATCCATACGAATACGTCGTAAGTAATAATCGTTGTGTCGAGCATGAATGCCACTAGCACTGTCCACCAACTGAGAGACTGTACCT